TGCGGAGATCGGTCTATGGGAAGGTCGTAGCTTCTGCTCACTAATAGCAGAGTGCCAGCAACGTCAACGCTCGCACATGCTCTATGGCATAGACACATTCTCAGGCTCATCTAATCAGATAGGGCAACAAGTAGTAGCAGCCAATACAGACCTGATGCGTAGATGCAAACATAACATAACAGCAACAGGGTATAACTACTGGATGCTAATCAATGCAGAGAGTGTTACTGCATCATCGTATTTCATCGATCATTCGTTAGGCTGTGCATTCATAGATGCAACGCATACACGCGAAGCGCTCACGCGAGACATAAGAGCGTGGCTACCTAAGATCAGGAAAGGTGGATACATTGCAGGGCATGACTACACATGGAAAGAAGTAAGCGTCACAGTCAATGACTTGTTAGGCAAAGTAGATGTGATTGGATCATGCTGGATAGCACTCGTTAGGTGATGTCAAGTAAGAGCGTGCGATGTCAAGTGATGAGCATGTGATGTCAAGTAGAGCCGCGACCGTAAGGCTTGATGTCAAGTTGACATGTCAAAAAGAAGGAATCTTTTTACGCACAGTCAATAGGTCACAGGTCGTCCGACACTCGATCCGTTTGTGTTAGTGGTAATTTGAAATTGCCTCATACACGAGTAACATGGGAAGTGCAGAAGTCGAAATACGTAGCAACAAAGAGCGAGCTAGCTAAGCGGCTAGGGATAACACCGTGGACGTTGAATCATAACTGGAATCGGCCCGGCAGACCTGTCGATCACTCAGATGGCAAGGCTCGATATGACATCGAGAAATATCAGTCGTGGAAGCGTAGTTGGATCAGCGGACACAATGCCGGGACAGGTCACAACAATAACGGCAACGGCAAACATGAGACACCGTTTAACGCTAAGGAACTAGCTTCGATCCAGAAGAAGAACATCGACATCGAATCCGCGCAATTTGATCTCGATGTTAGGAAAGGCCGTTATGAACTTAAGAGCAAAGCTCGCGATGCCGTGTTACGAAATGTCGGCATCATGTTCCGCGAGTTAGACAAGTCGATGAGGCACGAGCTTCCGCCGCGACTTGAAGGTTGCACTGCTACTGAGATCGCGAAGTTGATAGGTAACAAGCTGGATACCGCGAGAGAGAGGATCGATAAAGCATTCAAAGATGAGATCGCATCCGTTAGTCCTACCTTGGCTACATGAGGCATTCATAGAGGCAGTCGCTCGGCCAAGTGAGCAGCCTATCTACGAATGGCTGAAGGATAACATCAGCTTGGATGCGACTTCTCCGATTCAAGGCCCATACGACATTAGTAACTCGCCGCAGTTACGCGATCCACTGTTAGCTTTCCAGAGTGAGCTAGTCAGGATGGTAACAACAGTCGGCCCGAATCAAGGCGGACGCACGAAGGCAATGGAAGGCGGCAGCCTGTGGGCTATCGTCAATCGGCCCGGCCCTATGCAGTGGAACACTTACAAGGATGACAGCGCCGGGGATTTTGCTGAGGAGCGATGGTGGCCTGCCGCGAAAAGTTGTGCGGCTGTCGTTAGGATGCTTCCAACACACGGCACAGGGCTAGGCAGGGATCGACACAAGGAGAAGAAGCGAAAGGTGATATTCAATAACGGGATGCCTTTCAAGATGCAGGGCTGCTCTGATAGTAACCTAGAAGAAAAGTCGATAATGACTCAGTTTAATGATGAGTGCTGGCAGTGGCCCGTAGGCCAGCTAGAGATAGCTCACATTAGATGCAACGTTGCCTATGCGTGGTGTTACAAGATATGGAACGGATCGATACCGGGAGTAGATGGCGATGACTTTGATATGTTATTCAGGTCAGGGACACACAGAGAGTGGAACTGGCGCTGTCCTGAGTGCGGAAGGCTACAGCAGCCCAAGTGGGGTAAGCGCCTAGAACGTGGCGGCATTCAATGGGAGCAAGATTCTACGACAAGGCCGAAAGGCCGCGAGTGGGATTACGATGAAGTCAAAAAGACTGTGCGCTATGTCTGCGAACATTGCCCGGCTGAGCATCTTGATAACTCACGTAGCAGGCAGGCGCTTAACGAGCACGCATGTTATCCCGGCTTTAAGCTCAACGCATTAGAGTGGCACGAGAGCTTTAGGTTCAACATCCTGAGCGTTAACTGGCCGGGCATAACATGGGGGCAGTGGGTAGAGGAATTTCTAAAGGCAGTGCAACAGTGGCGGAGATACTCCAACATCGAGCCGTTACGCAAGTTCTGGACTCGCCGCATGAGCGAATCATGGGATGAGTCGAAGCATGTGCTGGATCAGAGTAAGACAGTCATAGCTGACTACAACATCGCCGACAAAGAAGGCATAAACATCTACGTTAAGAGTCAATGGGAAGATGAGTCGATCAGGTTCATCGCTAACGACAAACAGGAGTGGGGATACCCGTATGTTATCCGGGCCTGCAAGCCGACAGGAGAGAGCAGGCTAATAGATCGCGGAGTAGGAGAGGGTGACTGCCTTAACAGCTATGATGAGATCGAAGCTAAGGCCAAAGAGTTCGGGGTAGCTCCGCAGTGCGTCATCATCGATAGCGCCTTTGAGCCACGAGAAGTTTACGCTCAGGCAGCAGTCAGAGGATGGACTTGTATGCGCGGAGTAGATCGCGAGCCATTCAAGCACATCAAAGAAGTCCGTAACCCGGTAACGTTGTTACTTGAGCGCATATCCATCGAGCTACCTTACTCAGCAGTGAACTACTGTGACGCTTTCACAGGAACGGCACAGCAGCAGATTAACCGCCGCCTAGGGGTGCGCCGTGCGCCTAAGCTGGCCCTACGCTACGATTGGATCAACCTTCACATCAAGAACCTACTCTCAGCCTTCAAAGAAGGTAGCGCCCTTTATTGGGGGATACCCGGAGACGTAGGCGCTGAGTATATCAAGCAGGTTAACTCAGAAACACGTCACTCGATCATTAACGCCAAGGGTAAGAGAACTGATTGGTGGAGCAACACTAACGCTGAAGGCACAGGAACGAAGCGGCCTAATCACGCATGGGACTGTGAGTGCATGATACTCGTAGCTATGTGCCTACAGCAGCTAATCAACCTGTCTGACTGGCAGCCGGATGAATCTATCGCCAACGATAGAAAGCTCCTGTTATCGAAATGAAAGAAAAGCGCCGGGTGGTAGCAAGGTCGTATTTCAACGCTAACATCCTGTATCATCTACAGATATTTGAGCGTAACTGCTTCAAGCAGTGGATCACTGTAAATAGCACAACAGATGAGGCCGCCGCCGAAAAGTGGAAAAGTGAGTCAACAAGTTTTTTCAGAAAAGATTTAGCTAGGTAGATTCGTTAGGCCAAGGCCGAAATCGGCTCATTCTGCGAAACCGCAGATATTCGATTTGGTATATTATGGTATGCCAAGAAGATACCAGTTCAGTGAAACAGGGACTACTACAAAGTCGAAACGTCAGGAACACAACACTCAATATGTGAGGGAGCTAAAGGCGCTTCTCAAGAAACAGAAGCGATGGATGACTCGCATTAAGCGAGCTATGACTGCGATCTCAAAGATAGAGAGACAGATCAAGCGCCTAGACGCATAAGAACAAGCTAAGCTGGACAATCGGAGCGAAAAGTCGTAACGGTTGTCCAGCGATGGCACTCACTGACAATCCCTTTATCGGGGTAGATGTAGCTACCCTACAGCAGTTACAGACTGACTATCTACAGGTTCTCACTGACATAGCCAGAACCGGGAAGTCGTATGCGTTTCCGGGCTTATCCTTAACGCGAGCAGACTTACCCGAAGTTAAGAAAACTCTGGCTGAGTTACGTCTAGCTATCGGGCTGACTACCGGGACTACTCATCAGGTAGCTTACGCTACAGTCAGGACTGATCGTAAGTTCACAGGTCGTAGCGCATGATCGAACAATACACAGCTTACAAGCCTACTAAGTGGGAGCGCCGGATCGATAGCCTCTTTGGGCTGGTATCTCCTAAGTCTCAGTTAACCCGGATGGTGGATAGGGAGAAGATAAATTGGTTTAGGTATCTCGGCGCATATCCATCCGGCGCACGACAGAACGCGATGCCTTCGACGGCAGGCGAGTGGATCAGGATTCAACGCGAGAAGATGCAGGTAATGTGGAACGCTATTGATATGGTGGATAACTCCGGGCTTTGCTCAGGTATCCTTATCAAGTTCCCTACCTATGTCTGTGGAACGTTACGCTGGCAGGCTAAGACTGGGGATAAGTCGATTAACACGATGTATCAGGAGTATATCGCCCACAAGACTAACAAGCCCGGCAACATCGACATCAAGCGGATGCACTCGTTACGAACGATGTGTATGTTAGATGTTAGGTCGATAGCTCTCAAGGGCGACGTAGGCACTAACATCGTGCGTGAAGATGATGAGCTTTACCTACAAGGCATCGAAGCCAATCGTATCGGCGATCCTTACAAGTGGATCACGAGCGACACCTACGTTCGCGGCCTTATCATCGACAAGCGCACAGGAGCTATCGATGCAGCACGAGTGTATCATCAGGATCGCCGGGATGGCTTATACAAGTTTGATGACACGTTCAAGATGAGGGATGAGCGTGGACTGCCTAAGTTTCTTTTCTTCACTAACCCTTTGAGCTTCGATGACTACCGTGGAGTCTCGTTATTCAAGCACGCCATTGATAACGCTACCTACATCGATAGGATGCGCTCTTACGAGCTACAGGCGCTCCTATGGGCGGCATCGATGTCGGGTGTGTATTACACAAAGTCAGGAGCACTACCTGAGCAGTTACCATTCAGCCGCACGCCAGTTCAAGATCGTGATGGTAACATGATCGACACTTTTGAAGCACGGCCTAACACAATTGTATCTCTATCGAGCGAAGGCGAGAAGGTAGAAATGTTCCAGCATCTTAGGCCAAGCCCTAACGTCATAGGGATGTATGAGAACACCGTGCGTGAGATCGCTATTGGAGCAGGACTAACGTATGGCTTCGCCTACGACATGACCGGAGTAACAGGCCCGGCTGTGCGTCAGTGCTCCGCACAGGATGCTCGTGCTATCTCTATATGGCAGGAAATGCTACGAGAGCAAAAACTTGATCCAGTTATCATGTTGTTACTAGGTGATGCTATTGCTAAGGGCGACCTACCTTATCATCCTAAGTGGCTGAAGTGGGATTGGTTCTTCCCGGCTAAACCTACTATCGATGTAGGTAGGGAGTCATCAGCTAACATCGAAGAAATAAATGCTGGCATTAACACAGGTGCTAGGATCGCGGCAGACTCAGGTGATGGAGACATAGAGGAAATCATAACTCAACGCAGTCACGAAGTTGAAATGGCTATCGAAGCAGCGCAAAAGATAGCTGAGAAGCAGGGGATACAGTGGCAAGAAGTGTATGCGCTGATGATCCCGCCGCCTAGAGGCTCAGGCCGGGCTGGCATGGCAGCGTCAGCTAACATGGCTGCTGGCATGGCTAATCAGAATCCAGATCAGCCGGGAGCTACTGATAATGGAGTCGATCTCGATGGTGATGACGGTGAGAATGGCGACGGCACTAACGAGTTTAGGCTAAAAAAAAAAGAAGATTCGTGTTTCGTTATCGAGACGGACGACTCTATCATAGAGTTCTACAATCCGGCACAGATAAGAGACGAAGGTGGTAGGTTCGGAGACGAAGGCAAGGGAGCAGGACAACCGGGTTACAAGCATCCGGGCCAAGCTGGACTCAAGGGCACTGACAAGAAGCTGGTAGATATTGTTCCTCATCGTCCACTAACAAGGGCTAATAAGGATGTTAAGGGCATCAGAGATTACGTGCCGGGGATGCACTATGTTAATTACACTAAGACACCTTTCTTTAATAAGCTCAACGAGCTTCAAGGCACTCCTGAGCCTACAAAGATAAGCCCGGCTGAGTTCTCCGCAGCTAGGAAAGCTTTATTTAACGAGAAGGGTGTTAAAGAGAAGCTGAAGATTAAAGACCTGATAGCTACTCAGCCAGTAGTTAACAGTGAGAAGGTAGGACGTAACGTAGCAGAGGGTAAGAGTAAGCGGATATTCGTTGTCAGGTATGGCGGCAGGGACTTTATAATGGATGGTCATCACGCGCTCGCGGCAGCAGCGGCTCGTGGCGATGTAAAGATCAAGGCTCGCGTGTTATCGATCAGCAACGCTCCAAAGATAGCACAGGAGTTTGATGCTGAGTCAGGAAAGACACAGGCACGCGATCAAGGCGGCAAGTGGAGTGATGAAGGCAAGGGTAGCGATCAGCCGGGCTATAAGCATCCTAGCGATCAGTCAGCCGTAGCAGGGCCATCAAGGCAGATAGAGGATCATAAGTCAATGGCACGAGAGCCGCTAGGAGCTACAACTAAGGCACAGACTCCGATTACTAAGGGTCAAGCTCGCGGCAATGCGCGGGAAGTATCTAAGACTTTATACGACATACATCGCGAGCGTGGCAAGGCTTACCTGAAGGCATTAGAAGATCAGCCTCAAGAAGCATGGGGATTAGATAAGAATTGGGAAGGTGTTAAAGCTCATGCCTACGAAGAAACTAGGAAACAATGGGGTGGAGTTACCATCGATCCTGTTACGGGTGAGGACTACAAGCCGCCAGCTAGAGCATCCGGGCCGTATGCTATCTCTGTTAAGAGTCCCGGCCAGCCGGGCATAAGCATACCGATTAATGCAAGTCAGGATCAGTTTAATAGTGCGATGGACTTAGCTAGGCAGTCTTACGCTCGCCAGTTAGGAGCTAAGAGCCACTACCTAGGAGTGTTTACTGATAACGACAAGGGAACTATCGACATCGATCCTGTAGCCATAGTGGATACGCCTGAGCAGGTAGAGGCTATCGGAGCTTATACAAAGTCGATAGGTGGAGCTTACGACTTCGCTACAGGCAACGGTTACTTTCCGCCATACATTAAGGGCAATAGCACTACAAGGAATCCAGAGCGAACATCGGTAAAGCAGGTGTTAGGCACTCGTGGAATTACTGAAGTAGAAGAAGATGAAGCCAGAGGATTGAGTCACACGAGCGAAGTTAAATTCGTTACTTTTGACAATGGCAAGAAGGGTGTATTCAAGCCAGCTAGCGGAGCGAGTAGCGCCGGAAGGGATTGGATCGAAGGTAACTTAGTTGAGCGAGAAGTAGCTGCCGGGGAAGTAGCTGAGCTACTTGGATTAGATGATTTAGTTCCTGCCAGTGTTATCAGGGACGTTGACGGCGAAGAAGGCTCGATGCAGGAAATGGTAGATGGACAGACGGCTCGTAGGACTAGCCAACCTAGGTTTGATGGAGATAAAGACCTAGCGCGTGCTGCTGCATTCGATTACCTGATATGGAATACGGATCGACATGATAATAACTGGCTAGTAAAGCCTGATGGCAGTCTGGCGCTGATTGATAACGGCCTGTCATTCCCTACGAGAGAAGGCGGCTTTGCTAATCATAGCTTATACGATGAGGCACAGAGTAGAGGATTAGATGTGCCTGAAGAAGTGCGTGATGAGTGGGTGAGTCAGTGGCCGAATATAAAGACGGTGTTAAAGAGTCACGGCATGGATGATGAGGCCATAGAAGGCGTAGAGAAGCGCCTGAATGTCGATCTAGCTAACTCAGGTAGCTTCCGTGATCTACCTGATTGGGAAGAAGGTAACAGGAACTATGATCGAGAGCCTAGTGAGCCTAACGACGGCGACCTTTCACTCACTGACGAAGAAGAAGAATCTACTGGCACTCCAATGGCAGTAGGTGGTAGTCGTGGCACACTAGAGACTTCAAAGGGTAGTTATCCTCACGGCGGCAGGTATCCTAAGTCAAGCGAGTTAACCGGGCCTAATCCCTCAGTCCGCGCCTCAGAGTGGGTAGATCATCGCGGTGGGATACATGAACGCAAGCAACACCGTGGACGTATTGCGGCGGGTGGAGATCAGAGAGAGCAGGGAGAGGTTGATTACGATAAGTTCTTACATTATCACCATAGCTTAAAGGCTGTCATGGATGAAAGCGGTGGATGGACTTACCAGCACTCTCATCCGTTAGGCGATCTCAATCCTAAGCTACCCGGACTAGAGACAGGTAACTCATCTGATTGGAAGCCACAGCCCAAAGAAGAAAGCTCAGGTAGGGCCACTAGCACAGGGGAGAGACAGAAGGTGGTAGATGAAATTAAAGAGATACAGGCTCGCAATGCTAAGAATCTACAGCCATTAGTTCATCAGTCAGAGATCGTAGATGAGAAGGGGGTTATCCATAAGAAGGTGGATGTTAACATGGCTGACAGTGCTAACTGGGATGACATGAATGAAGTAGGCAAGGCTGAAGTTAGGGCGCGGATGGCTGAGCAACGGAAGAAGCGGGGAATAGACGTATGAAGCGAGTAGAGATATACGAAGTTATTAACGGCACTCAACAGAAGGTGGGTGACATTATACTTGATGACCTAGGCCGTTTAGTGGCTACTTCGGGCGCGGGAGAGCAAATACTAAATTCATTCTCAGACGATGGCAGGAGACTCATAACAAAGCACGAGCCAGAGTTATTTCTTGAGTCGTTAAACAGGAGATACAGGTCGCCCTACCTTCGGGTAACTACTCCTATCGTTGACGATAGTAGTTCAGATTTATCTGGACAAGAGAGTTCCGCCGCCGTAAATCCAACTAACTTGAACGAGATACCCGCAAAAGAGTAAATGATCGCTTGATAACACAATACTTTTCGCTGACTCAACTAAAGGGCAGTCGAGTAGATCGCGAAAACAACATCATCAAAGGTGTTTCCCTTATTGCCCTAGGCGATGCTCGTGGACATAACAAGGCAGTAGATGTCGAAACCCTGAAGTCTGTATGTGAATGTGCTAGGGAATACGGTGAGGGATTACGTGTTAAGTTTAATCCACAGACCTTTACGCATGGGGCTGGTAGTCTAGCCGGGTTCATCGCATCAGACTCACTCAGGGTTAAAGGTGGCAAGGCACTTGGCGACCTACACATCTACAAAACTTTCTCTGCTGAAGCGAGAGAATATCTCTTTGAAATCTTAGAGAGAACACCGGGTAACATCGGCCTGAGTATCGAGTTCTCAGGTGACGATGAAGAAATTAAGGGACAGAAATTTGCACGCTGTGAAGAAATCTTTGCAGCTACCATTGTTGATCTACCAGCAGCTAATCCTACAGGGATGTTCGCGGCAGGTAGTTTGACAAAAGATCACAAAGATCAAAACTCAGCCGATAACGGAGACTCAACTATGAATGAGGAACAAGTAACTAAACTGACAACGAACCTGACTGAATCCATAACAAAGGGAATCGCAGCCGGGTTTGAAGCCCTGAAGCAACAGTTCGCAGCCGTCATGCCGCCTAAGAAAGATGAGGAAAAAGACAAGGCCGAAATGCTCGCGGCTGGATGCACTGATGGCGATACTGACGATCAGAAGCAGCAGAAGCTCTCTGCTTACCGGGCAGCCAATAAGCCAGTCTCTAACATGAGCGCTAAAGAGCTTGGCGAAGTTATCACGAAAACTAACATGCAGTTCTTCCGCGAGACTGGCGGCAAGCCAGCTAAAGCCTCTGTCGAAGGTGGGGGCGGCGGAACGAAAGACGAATTTGAGTCACTGATCGAGAATCAGTTGGCGGCAGGCGCTAAGAATCGCGGCAGGGCAATACAGCTTGCCCGGCAGCTAAACGGCGCGGCCTACAACGCATGGATGCAGAAGAAGCATCCTAACGTTCAGCAGATGGAAGCAAAGAAGTAACGACATCACCTAATTGGAGTAACTGACTTATGGCAGAAATGGCAACATACGTAGGGATCGTTCAGAGGACGATCACAGCCAATGCAGCGCTTGCTCGTGGAATCCGGGCCTCACTAAACTCATCTGGAACGTGTGACGCATCAGCTATCACAGATGCCGGGGACTATGTTACTCTGGCAGCTATTGAAGCAGCGAAGCCCGGCCCGGCTGCCAGTATGCACGGTGGGGGAAAGATACCCGCTATTTCCTCTGAGGCTGTAGCTGTAGGCGATCCTGCCTACACAGCGGCCAGCGGTAAGTTTTCTAAAACGTCAGGCAGTAGCGCCGTGTTAGTAGGTAAATGGGCGCTAGCCACAACGGGTGTTGACGTGCTCGGAGAGATTGAGCTTGCAGTCTAACTATAGAAGCAATCGGAGTAACTAACTTATGCCACTGTTTGATGTTTCAACCGCACTACCGCGACAGGAATTAGCTCTTGCCATAGTTGAAGGTGAGGGTGCTGTTGGCGGTCTTGTCGGGCCGGAAATCCTGCCTGACTTTCCTATCAACCGCAGGACTGCTCACCTTATCAAAGCAACGATTGCCGATACTCAGGCATTGCGACACATCGCAGCGCCTAAGTATATCCGCGCACCGGGAACAAGGTTTGAACGAATCACTGCCAAGCTAGGCGATGACACGTTTACCGTGACGCTTCGCGGCGTTGAGATCGTCATCCCTAACGAAGTCCAGTTGGACTACGCTGGATACGCAGACCTTGAAGCCTTCTACGCGGCCAAGTTTGGCACTGAGTTTAGTGGCCTAACAAAAGAGTATCTGATTGCTGCACAGATATTCAGCACGAGTAACTTCGGTTCAGCGACGAATAGCACAGTGGCATACACTGAGGCTAACATCGCTACCATCAGCCTGATCGCCGACCTAGTTGCATCTTCGCGACGTATCAAGGTCAAGGGTGAGCCGCCGCCTTACGTGGCAGTTATGAGTGGTGTTGTCTTTGAGCGAGTGCGCCGGGCTACCACAGTGCAGGCATACGTGACAGGCACACTCCGCGCCGGGCAAGAAGCCACTAAGAACATGATCGAGCAGGCCGTGCAGGAGTTCGGCATCAAGCAGATTCTCGTAGGCGATGCCTACTATAACTCGGCGGCAGATCAGGCTACGCCTGTGCTGAGCCAGCTATGGAGTAACACCTATATTTGGGTAGGCCGTGCAGGCCGCACTCAGGGTGTAGGCACTCCACAGGAGACGCAGCCTGAGAAAGACATGGGCCAAGGTATCGGTGTGCCGATACTGGGCGGAGTAGGCGTGAACGCCTTTTGGGAAGGCTGGTCAAGTGGTGGTATCCCTTCAGACGAAGGCGAGAATCAAACCTTTGAAGGCGGCAACTATGTCGAGTCCTACTACAACCGGGAGATCGACAGCCAGATATTGCGCGTCAAACTATCGAGCACGCCATACATCGGCAATACGAAGTGCGGCGATCTCATTGCAACACAATACTCGTAACAGTAACAACAACGGAGTAACATCATGCCAAAGAAAAAAGCAGCACTGCCACCTATCGCGAATCCACGGCCCGAAGCATACGTAACTGATCCTAATGACGCTAAGAAGGCTATCAAGGTAGGGCCGCAGCCAGTGAACACCGAAGGTTACAGTGGCAAGTATCATAAGGTAGA